TTGAATTTGTACCCAAAACTACTTCATTACCTATCATTAAACCTTTAGTTTCTTCAAACTTAAATTTTTTTCTATACTCATCTATATATTCCTTCGCTGTTTTCCCACCTATTGCTTTGGATATAGTGTCATTGCCTATATAGTATGTGGTTAAATATTCCCCTAATCCCTTTTTAAACCTTTTATTTCTATCTCTTCTTATTTCATTCTGAATGAATGCTTCTTTTCCTTTTTCATCAAGAAAAACACCAGGCGGCATATCAGGGTTTTCAACAGGACCTTTATATTTTTCTCTAATTCTTTGTTCAGCATCTATTCCAGCACCTTGTCCAACATTTATTCCTGGCACAAATCTAGCAAGAAATTCAATAACTTTGTATATTGCATCTCCAAAAGAAATAAGAACAGGAATAATAGTATCCATAATCATATCTTTTAAAAATGCAACGCTAGCTAATAGCATTTGTGTTCCAATTACCATTTTATCAACAAATTTCTTTCTTCCCTCTGGAGACACAGCTCTTAAAAATTCTGAAAGTCTAGAAAGTGCAAACAGTCCACCACCTAATAGAGCAAGTCTACCTATTAGACTAAAAACACCACCAAAGAATCCTAGAATTTTCTTTGGTAAACCAATAATACCTTTAACTATGCTACCAAGTGGTTTTAAAAGTGTCATTCCTAAGTTTTTAAGACCACCCAATATAAACATACCTATCCCTTTTATTTTTAAACCAACAAATCCACCAAAAGATTTGTACAATTTTTTTCTTTCTTTTGCACTAAAAAGTTTGGCAGCGAATTTTCTAAATGTTGTAATTCCAAGTTTATCAGCTAAACTACCAAAAAACCCATCACCACTATCACTTTTAAGAAAATCAACTAATTTCCCCAGACGAGTTTTATTTGCAAAGAAAATACTCTGAGTCTTTTTTTCTTTAATTTCTTGTTTAATTAATGTTTCATTTACTTTACCCAATGAATCTACTAAAGTTTGTACACTATGTTTAGCATAAAATGCTCTAGTGATACCAAATAATGTTTCTTTTGCGTTAGGACTTTTTGGTTCTGAGCCAGGAACAATATCAATACCATTTTTTGATGTGACACCGAGACCTAAGTTATGACCTTTTGCGATAGCATCTTCAGCCTTTCTATCCATCGCTCCAACTGCAACTCCTGCCAGAATCTCACCTAAGTTTTCATTAGTTGATTGTGGTAAAGTTGATGGTTTATTTAATTTTTTAAGATGAGCATTAGTTTCCTTATTTTGCAAAATAAGGACTTGAAAATCTTTATGAAGTAGTTTTGTAGTGTCGTCCATTTTTGCCATTATTTTTTACTCGTTGAACCCACATATAATCCAAACCATGCAGCACCAGCACCTACGATTACTGATACAAAGGCAGATTGTGAGCTAGTTGGGTCAGGTAATGTCATGAACCACTCTGTTGTTCTGTAAAATGAATATCCATACAGAGAGATTAGTAATCTAGGGAATACACGCCACCTATCAAAACTAGAGGCAGCATTGTTATACCATGAACCTGTTTCTACTGTTGTAGTGGAACGGTCTACTTCTACTATATTTACTGTTTTATCTTCATCAGACACTTTTTTTATTTTCCTTTTCCATTCTTTCGTTTTCTTTTGTAATATAATCTTGTAAAAGACCTATGTAAACTTCTCTTTCCCAAGGCATCATATTATCCAACTCTGTTAATGAGTATTTATGGTGTTGCATGAGTGCAAAGTTAGTTTTATAGTAATTATTTAGGCTCTCATGTGAGAGCCCTACACTAAAAAACTTTCTAGACCCTCTATCAGAACTTCACTTTCTACTTCTGTTTTGGGGTTTTTTACCTTTACATAATGTCTTATTTTTGGCATAGTATTAAAAAACTCAGTTAATTTTTCAAACTGTTGTATACTAAAAGATTCTAAGAATTCTTTCTTTTCTTTATCATTCATATCTGCACTAGTATAAATGGTTTCTCCATGATGTATTTCATGAATACATTTTGTAATCATATCTATCATAGAACTTGCATTATCTTCTTCCACAATTGTAGTGACTTTTAATGTAGGATATTTCATGATAACTGTAATATCATCTGAAATTATAATTTTATTTGTATGTTCTTCATCTATTTGTATATCAATTTCATCTAAATCAACTTCAACTAATTGGTTAGTTTCTCCATCATCTGGACAGACTATACTTATATTTGCTTTAGAACCAACTGATTTAGACCTTACTCTTAAAAACATATATTCAATGTCAAATATAGGTGAGTTATCTATATCAACTTTACTAAAAGTACAAGACTCAATAATTTGTTTTAAATTATTATATGTTTCTTTAACATTTTTAGCATCTTGTGCAATAAGCATTAACTTTTGTTCTTTAACTAAAAATGGTCTGTATTTTATTTCTTCACCTGTTGAGGGAAGTGTCATACTATAAGTGGGTGTATCTAACTTTGGTAGTGCCATAATTTTTCATCCTCTAATTTATAATTTTAAAATCTTAGGCATTCTAGAAAGTAATTTTCTTTCTACTGTATTGCCTAACAAGTCAAACAATCCTTGTGTAATTCTTTTTGGTATATTACTATTTCCTTCTAGTGGTTGCCATCTCCTGTACATAAAAGTAACGTCTAAATTTACTATTGAATCTATTGTGTCCATACTTAATGCTATGTCACCAACCATTTTAGGGAATGCTTCTTCAAGTCTTAATCCAAATTTTCTTTGGTCTTGTTCATCTAGTAAATATATATCTAGTTCTCCAACATAATCATCATAATATCCAACTGTAAAATCACTAGCATTAACTGCCATATCTTGCCATGCGTGAAAATATTTAATATCATTTCCACTTGTACCTACCATTTGAAATGTTGTTGTAATATCTGCAAAGTCAGGAGCAACATTAACCATTTGTCTGCTTGGTCCGTAATGTTCTTGTGGTGTAGTTGCAAGTGTTCTGCCTGGCATTGTAATCGCACTACATTTCATGGACACATGTCTTACTGTACCATCTCCAGCAAATTCATCTAATTGAAATGGAGCAGGATTATTCATTTGAGCGGCAGCAGCAGTTCCAGCAATTTTTTTAGGTGGTTTTATTACCACTTCAAACCTACTAGGTCTTGCATATGCATCACCATGTAGAATACCTAAAAATTCATTTAGTACTCCAAATGCAACTCCTGTTAAACTTTTATTAAGTGCCATTAAACCATTCCTCTTGATTTTCCAAATACATAGTTGTCTGATTGTTTCTTAAATCTTTGTACAGGTAGTAAGGTTGCAATTATAAATTCATCTGCCCCTACTTTTCTAAACTTAGACTTAACCTGTCCTGCTAAATATCTTTTTAAACAAGGTTTAATCAAATCTATATTTTTTAATTTACTATAATCTGCATTTAACCTTGTAGATTCATCAAACTTTTTATTATTAGCAGTTTCTGTTAATCTATCTAGTAATCTAATTCTCATAGGTATAGACAAATAGTGTAAATTAATTCCTAAAAACCCATTGTTATACTTTTCAATAGGTAATACTAAGGGAAAAGTATCGTAATACGGTAGTTTTTCCTTTCCTTTAGGGTCATATACAAACATATTTAGTAGACCAAAGGTAGGGATTGATGTTCTTTTTCCATCACGAATCAAATCCATAGACTTTGGTGTACCAAATTCTTTAATTTTGTTACGAAACCATGCGGCAGATTGTGGTTTACCACCTGCTGCTTTTAATACACTTTGGATATATTTACTCTTTGCCATGCATTATTTATAAGGATTGTGTGGAAGATATAAGAAAAGTGCCTCTACAGGGAATAGAGACACTCCATAGTTTACTCAGCTAGTTTTTCAAAATATGCTAATGTATCATCTTCTTCTTTTTCAACTACAGGTGTCGTAATTGTTTGTGAAGATTGAGGTGTTGTATCAACTTTGGGAGCTGCTACAGGTGTCTCATTTATACTATCGGCAATATTACCAACTTTTACAGTTCCAGAAAGAACTGCATCTAACCTAGTTCTTAACTCATCATAAGACTTAAAGTTTGTTGGAGCACTATACTCTGCAAGAGAGTGTTGTGATTTCCAGACTTTATCTATTTCAGCGTCATCTTCAAAGAAAACTGATGTATCTTCAAACTCTGATTTATCATAATTCCAATAACCATCTACTTTTCTGATTTTTAATTTGAAATTAGCACCTTCCCAAAAATCAAATGGGTTGATTGCTTTTTCATCTTCAAACTCAGGTGACATTGCTGCTGTAATCTTATCAAAGATTTTCTTTCCATAACGGAACAAGAATACTTTACCTTCATTCTCTGGATGTTTCGCATCACTTACTACATAGATGTTTGAGAAATATTGTAATTTTCTTTTCTGTTTACGGGCGATTTCTTTGTCAGATTCCAAACCTGTATTCCATAATTGTGTATTATGTTCTGAAACAGGGTCTTTCTGATTAAGAGTTGTAAGAGAATTCTCAATGTACCATTGACCTGTTGGGCCTTGAAATGCATGATTCCAAACTTTCGCCCATGGCAAGTCCTCACCTTGAATAGCAGGTAAGAAACGAAGTACTGCATAACCATTACCAGACTTATCTAGTTCAGGTTTCCACAATCTTTCATCCACATATGATTTTTTCTCTTGGGGTTTGGTTTCACCTTTAGCTGCATCAAGCAACTTATTAAGCGAACCACTACTTTTTAGACTATCTAAAGACATCTTTTATCTCCTTTCCGTATGTTGTCGTATGTTAATTTGTACATCTTTACTACATAACTATTTATATTAGTTATTCTGGTAATTATACTAGCCCTTGACATGTTTTGTCAAGTGTTTTATAACTAATTCTTTTAACATTTTCTCTCAGTAGTTCATTGTCGTATTGTTTTTGAAATGCAATACAGCTCTTGTTCTTATCATCTACCCAATAAAATTGAGTGTCTGGGTACTCCTTAAACACCTGTATTAACTGATTAACCCAATTATCTGTACTAAATCCCTTTGATTCTATGGGTAAGTAATTATTTGTTCCTTTATAGATGTTATTCAGAGGTTTATCATAACTACTCATATCAAATCCTAACATATATACTTCTTTTGTACCCTGTTGACAAGCCAGATGTATTGCAGTTGCACCAGCACACCACTCTTTAGGGTGTTTTATGTTTTTAATTTTATCATTCTCTTGTAACCATGTAACATATAGACCTACATTTTTATAGCATTTTCTTTTTATATCTTCTTTGTTGAGGTGTGGAAAGTTTTTTATCATATCGTGATAGTTTCTTTCTGCATCTATTGCTTCTTTTCCTTGTACAACACAAATATCACTATTGTTTGGATTGTCAGTTTGAAAAACTAGTTCTCGTGGATAGTTCATCATTAAAAACTCTGGATGAAATTGTTCTAGTATACTCCAATCTGCAAACCAACAATTGTTCTTAGATGTATAACCAGATTCATATATTTCTTGTTGTATTCCATAATCTATGGCAACTAGATTGTCAACTTTACAATCTCTGTATGATGCATTACATCCCCATGTAGTAAATCCTTCATAGTCTTTAGTTACATCCCAAGATTTTCGAGATTCACCATTCCCATAAATTAATGCCCTTGATAATGATGACATGATATATACTCCTTAAATTGTTCACTTGTTGTAAATTTTAAATTATCAATTCCTTGAAAGTTATCAGTTTCTAACATGGGTGATACCCAAGTAAATTTTACATTCTTGAATTTTCTCATAACTGTTTTCATTTGATTTTGCCATGTAGTAGAATTAAATCCTATTTGATAATCTTTCCAAAGGTATAGATTGCTCAAAGGTTTATCTATTGTTGATAAATCAAATCCTAGTAAAAATACTTCATCAGCACCTTGTTCAGATGCAAGATACATTGCTGTACTACCAGCACCA